TTATTTTTATTATTTTTAATTTCTTGTTCAATCTGTTGTTCAATCTGTTGTTCTATCTGTTGTTCAATCTGTTGTTCTATGTTTTGTTCTATATGTTGTTCTATCTGTTGTTCAATATGTTGTTCTATCTGTTGTTCTATCTGTTGTTCTATGTTTTGTTCTATCTGTTGTTCTATCTGTTGTTCAATCTGTTGTTCTATGTTTTGTTCAACAACAGATATATTTTCATTATTTTTAATTAAAATTTCATCTTCAAAATTACAAGTTTTATTTAAATTTTCTAAATCATTTTCTGTTTCAGTATCAATGTCAGAATCCGTATCTGATATTTTATCACTATCATTATCACTATCATTTAAATTATCCTTTAAATTATCTTCAAAATCATTAATAATTGTATTTAAATTAATTGTAATCAATTGAGAAATTTTATCATCTTTATTTTCTATTAATTCAAAAAAATAATTAAATTCTTCTTCTTTTATTTTATGATTTTTTATTTTAAAAATATTATCATTATTTTTAGATTTATTTTTTAAACAATTATATAAGTCAGCTTGTTCTTTATAATTATTATATAATTCTGTTAATTCTTTATTTTTATTATTAAAACATTCATTAACTAGTTTAAAATTAGTAATTATTTCATTAGTTAAATGATTAGGACAAAAATTATCAGAATAATTTAAAATTGTTTCACTACATTCTTGATAAATACATTGTGAATTTATGTATTTTAATAGCGAACCTAGTGAAGGATAATAAATATCAAATTTTATATAAAAATTACCTTCATTATCAATTAAAAATTCAATACTATAATTTTCAATCACAATATTTAATTCTTTGAAAAATAAATAAAAATCAAATAATTCTAATGTTTCTAAATAATCCTGATAAGATTCACTATTATTATCAATTATTTCATTATTATTTGATTTTATAATTATTTTAAAAATAACTTCTTTTATTCTATTATTTTCTTCATCTTTACAATATTTTTCATAAGCATTTAATAATTTATTATTAGTTTTTTCCATAATATTGCAATTATAATTTATTAAATTTTATTAATTTTAATTATTATTTTAATTATTATTTTAATTATTATTTTAATTATTATTTTAATTATTATTTTAATTATTATTTTAATTAACAATTATATTAATTATATTAATTATTAATAATTTAGAAATTATTAATTGTTTTTTTTCTCAAAATAAAATTAAAAGATACATTAAATATTTTATAATAAATTAACTAATGCAAAAAGAATTAAAAATAAATAAAATAAAATCTCATAAAAAAACTAAGAAAGTGAATAAAAAAGTCAATAAAAAAGTTAATAAAAATAATAAATCAATGAAATCAGTTTTTTTAGGAGGTAATAATAATAATAATAATTATAATAATTATAATAATTATAATAATAATTATAATTATAGTCATAATAACACACATATAAATTTAAATGGTGGGAGTAAAACAGGATTAAAAAAAGTAAAAACTTGTATGTGTGTTAATTATGAAAAAACGGATTCAACATTTGATTATCAAAATGGTTTAAAATGTGAAAGACCTGTTTTAGAAGGAACTGATTTTTGTGAAAAACATCAAGATTGTATGAAATTTATTAAATCTTATATGAATGAGTTTGAAATTGATTATAAACCAGAAGATTGGAATTTAAAACCAAATATTAAAAATTCACATAATTGTTATACATATTTTTTAAATAAAAATAATAAATTTGTTGCTGAAAAATGTGATAAATATACTAAAAAAAATGATTCTTCAAAATGTGGTGAATTAAAACCACAACCTGGTGATTTTGCTGAATTAATCAAAAATGGAACACTAAAATATAAAAACCGTGATTTTACTTGTCCTTCTATGTTAGATAAAGTTTTAAAAGATAATCCATCTATTAAACCAGTTAAATATAATGAAAAATGTCCAAAAAATAGTTATAAAGGAGCATTAGTAGTTGATCCAAATAACACTTATCATTTTTATCGCCAAAATGGTAAAAGTCCAAAAGGCGAAGGAACTTGGAGCCATAAACCAGGTGTTTTATCAGTAACTGATGTAGATGCATCAGGAAATACAATATACTTTCCACATCTTGCTAATAGAAATTATAAAAAAGGTGATGATGGTGGAATTAATTATACAGCATTTTGTTCTTATGCCTGTGTTCCTACTGATTCAAGTAAAGTTAAAATATATGCTATTTAATTATTAAAATTTTAAATTTTTTACTTTTTTAAAATAAATAAACTTTTATGCAATTTTTAAAAAAAAAGTTTCTCACAATAAATATAAATATTATTATTATAAATATTCTAAAAATTGTAAAAATGTTTGCGTGGTTTAAAGGAAAATCTTTTGAAGAACAAATAAATGAATTTCAAACAAAATTAAATTTAATTGCTACTTCATTGGTAAAATCTTCAGAAGAAAATATACAAGAAGGCAATTATGATTTAGCTCAACTTCAAGATTTAAATGTTTGTAATGAATATGTTATTTTTTTAGGTAATGAATTAGAAAAAAGATTTAAAAAAGTAGATGTTGAAGATATAGCTGATACTATTTATATTGGAAAAAGACAAAAAAAGAGTCAAACTAATAATAAAAATAATAAACCAAGTCTAGGTATGAATAATCTAGATATTGATAACTATTCAGTTGATAAAGAAAAACATACTAAAAAGGAGATTTGTATTAAAATTGCTTCACATTTTATTCGTATTTTGAATTTAATAAGTTCTATTTTAATGGCTGTTAATCCACAAAAAAATATGTGTTCTAGAAGATTACAAGCATTATATAATATTACAGAAAAGGATATTGAATCAGGATATGTTAAAACTTGTCAGGCAGATGATACTGATAAAACAAATCCACTTTATCCAAATAATATTAATGATATTCCAGGTATTAAACAACTTTTAAATCTTTATTATTTTCACCTAGCACAAGATACTGATTATCAAAATGAAAAAGAAACAGAACAAATGCGCGAAGAATTTAATAAATTAGTTGAAAGTTTTTCAAATGTTTTTTTTTCAGCTGATGATGAATTTAATACACTTAATAGTAATAATCTTAATTTAACAATTGAAAATAATCAAGTAGATACTAATACAATTGATGAAACTTTAAATGACTTAAAAACTATTAAAAAAAATAATAAAAAAAATAATAAAACAAATAATAAAACAAATAGAAATAATGCACTTACACAAAAAGTAAATGATTTAACTGAATTATTAAAAAATATTAAAGCACAATTAAATGAAACTCAATCAAAACAATCACAAAATCAAGTTCAAATTAATATAGAAGAATTAAAATCAAATTTATCTACATCTATTAAACAACAAATAGGAACCATTTCAACAACATTTGAAGGACAAATTCAAGAAATTAAAGAAGAAGTTAGTAAAATTAAAGAAGAAACACAATCAACTAAAGAAAAAGAAGCTGAAGAACCTCAAAAACCACAAGAACCACAAGAACCTGAAGAAGAAACTTATGAAACTTTTAATGAAAGTAATGAAGAATTAAATAAAGAATTAAATGAAGAAAATAAAGAATTAAATGAACAATTAAATGAACACTTAAATGAAATATTAGAAGATGAAAAAGAAACAGTTTCTTCAAGACAAATTGAAAATAAACCAGTTAATTCTTTACAAAAACCAGAAGAACCAGTAAATTCTTCAAGAGAAAATGAAAATAAACCTATTAATTCTTCTCAACTAGAACCTGTAGAACCTGTAGAACCTGTAGAACCTGTAGAACCTGTAGAACCTGTAGAACCTGAAGAACCCGAAGAACCAATTAATAGTTCCCAAATATTAAATGTTAATACTACAAAAAAACAAAATGGAGGTGAAAATGAAAAATTAGTTTTAAATTCTTTAAATAATTTATCAAAAAATACTAATACAAATTCTCCAAATACAAATTCTCCAAATACAAATTCTCCAAATACAAATACTAATAACATTAATAACATTAATAACATTAATAATATTAATAATACTTTAATTTCCCAAGAATCTACTCAAAAAGCAAAAACAAATATTGATAAATTTTTACAATTTGCTGATAAATATAAAAAAGATTATAAAATACCGGAAGATTTATTATTAAAATTAAGAACAAAAAAAGTTAATGAAATTGTTACTCTATATAATTGTTCAAAAAAACCAAGTAAAACAATAATAAAAATAGATAGTGATGGATATAGTGATTTTAAAAAAAGTTATCAAAAATTAAAACAACATTATTTAGATTCAACAACTGAATTATTAGGTATTATGGAAAATAAATTATTAGATAAAACTAATGATAACAACAATACACAATATAAAATAAAAAATATTACTGATAAACAGCTTAGCAATATACAAATTGAAGTAATGACTGCATTAACAAATTATTATACTAATTGCCAAACATATTATGAAGAAAGTTTTCAAATTTTAGCTAATTCTCTTACACCTGAAGAACTTTATAATAATATTTAATAATTTAATAATTTAATAATTTAATAATTTAATAATTAATAAAAAATATTTTTTAAAATAATTTAATAATTTAATAATTAATTTTAATATTAAATTTTAATTATCATCATCGTCATCAGAATCTGAAACATCATCATCATCCATAACTTCATCTAATGCATTTTTTTTAACAGTTATTATTTTTGTTTCTTCATCTCCTGTAGCATATTCATCATTTTCTTCATCATTTTTTTCATTATTTTCTTCATCTTCATCTTCTTCATCATCAGTTGATTTAGATTTAATATTACTAGGTAATGTTTTTTTGGTAATAACTTTTTCTTTTTTAACTTCTTTTGGTTTAGCAGTAGAAGTAGCTTTTTTAGTAATAACTTTTTCTCCTTTTTCTTCCTTAACTTCTTCCACTTTTGGTTTAGTAGTAGCAGTTTTTTTAGTAATAACTTTTTCAACTTTTTCAACTTTTTCAACTTTTTCAACTTTTTCTTCCTTAACTTCTTCAGCTTTTGGTTTAGCAGTTGCTTTAGTAGTAGCAGTAGTTTTTTTAGTAATAACTTTTTCAACTTTTTCTTCCTTAACTTCTTCTACTTTTGGTTTAGAAGTTGCTTTGGTAGTAGCAGCAGTTTTTTTAGAATCTTTACTATTTTTTACGGGTTCTTCAACAGGAGTTTCAGTAGAAGGAACTGAATAATTTTTCTTTTCATCTTCACTTAAAGATTTCCATTTTTTACCTAATAATACCATTACTTCTTTTGCAGTAAGTCCATTATTTTCTTCTTGATTAATACGCATTTGTTCTTTAACAAATGTATTGTATGGACGAGGTGGAGCAGTACTTTTTTCTTTTTCAAAAAGTTTAACAGCAGAAGGGTCAATTTTTTTAACCTTTTCCAAAAATTTTTCTTTAAGTTCTTGGTGAATTTCATTATATTTTATTTTAATTGAATTATCATCATCCATTTCATTCCAATCATTACCCATCAAGATTTTAAGGTCTTTTGCTAATAATGTTGGATTTTCTTTTTTATATTTGTTTTTCTCTTCTTCTAAAAAGATTGAATATGCAGAATGAGGATACATTTTTAAATCATTGAGAGCTAGAAATTTAGTTTTCTTTTCTTTTGATGTAGCACGCTTAGTTTTACTTTTCAAACTACGATTAAAATCACTCAATGAAGTATATTCTGTTCCAGCAAAGAATTGAATAACCTCAAGTTTTGTTGTGTCATCTTTCAGTAATTCGCACGGATTTTCTCCAATATAGAGGGCATTAATAAATTCGGTAAAATTATCAACAAAAGTTTGATCAGTTTTGAAACGTTTTTGGAAAGCCATTTGAAATATTTAAAAAGTATTTAAAAAGTATTTAAAAAGTATTTAAAAAGTATTAAATTAAACTTTAAAGTTTAATAATGTAAGTATTTTAATTAAAATTATAATACACTTTTTATAATAATATTATTTCAATTCAATTTTTTTTTTTTATATAGCCACCATAAAAATATTTTTTTCTTTTTATTAAGTAAATGACAAAGTCAATTAAAAAAACTCACTCAACTAAAAGTTCAACTTCTTCGGTGAAGAAAACTAAATTAAAAAGTCGTAGAGTTCATTCTCACGCATTAGTTAAACATTTTGATGATAATTTAACAATTCCTGCGTATAAAATTTTTCATACGCCAGCAAATGCTGAATTAGTAATGAATTTAGAAGAAGACCAATCAGTTTATGCTAATGGAGGTTTAATGGTTTGGATGAATGGTACTATTAAAGTTAAAACAGAAATTGGAGGGCTTTTAGCAGGTTTAAAAAGAAAATTTTTAGGTGATGGTAGTTTATTTTTAACAACTTACACAGGAACTAGTAATGATGGAAAAAGTAATAAAATCTGTTTTTCTTCCGAATTACCCGGTGATATAATAGAAATTAAAATCAAACCAGGTGAAAAAAAATTAATTGCTTCCGGAAGTATTGTTGTTTGTACTACTAATATTAAATTTGATACTAGATTTAGAATTTCTGGTGCTTTTACTGCAGGAAGTGCATTTTTATGCCAACTAAGTGTTGATGAAAATAGTTCTAATTATGGTATTGCTTGGATAGCTTCATTTGGTTCAATCGATAGATTAAATGTTAAAGATGGTGAAAAATATATCGTTGATAATCAACACTTTTTAGAATGTGATGCAACAGTTAAATATAATATCAGCACATTAGGAGGAATTAAATCAGGTTTATTATCTGGTGAAGGATTTGTTATGAATTTTCACGGACCTTGCGAAGTTTTAGTACAAAATAAAAATTTTAAAAATTTAGCTTATAAAGTAATAGATTTAATGAAAAATAAAAAATAATTTCAAATAACAAAATAAATTATTACTAATTTAATTTTTCATTTTTTCATTTTTCATTTTTTCATTATAGCACTGTAATAGCAGCGCTAGTTGAAAACAATTTGAAGCAATTTTAAGTGCTTCAACTGTCTCAATTGCAAGCTTGCGAGCTTGATCCATAAAAGGAGACTCTTCATTTAGCTGATTAATAGCATCAGCTAAATCTTGTTTTGCTTGTTGGTGTGCCTTGACGGCACTGAAATAAACGGAGGCAAAAGTCGAAACATTCATTTTTTTTTTTAATAACACATAAATAAAATAATATAGAATCAATTTTTTATTATGACTTATTCTAAAACAATTCATTTTTTATAAAAAAAATATTATTAATTATAAATTATTAATCTTTAATTATTATTGTTAATCTTCATCATCTTCAAAATTAACACGTCCATAAGGTAAAACATCTAATTTAGAATGATGACGACAAAAATCATCATCTTGTAAAAAAGCAGATTGACATTGTCTCAATTCTCCTTTAGTATGAATTAATGCGTG